TTCATAACCGGGTGTACCTAATTCTATATCTAAATAAAAACCAGCAACCTGTTGTTTTCTTAAATCGTTTTTAGAAACTTTTAACCGGTGAATGACTGCCTCCGCATCTTCTAATGAGGTAGCTGAATACGGGACAATCAAATCGTCCGCCGGTACAAACTTTGATATAGCTCTTCCCTCAAGTTCATCATAATAAACTTTTTTAAATGCTGAACCTGCAAGAGGTAAATAGAAAAGCATTTGATCAAAGTCGGGCTCATAGTCTTTCATTTTTTCCATGAGCTCGTAATTCATATAATCTTTAACACGATTTGCTTGTTGTGTTTTTTCTGGAGTGGCTGCACCTATTACTTGTGTTCTAATAGGTCCATTAGCTGGTAATAATTCTTTGTAAGCTAACGCTTGAAATTGTGTGACTGCTTCTGCTAAAACTGGATGCGTTGCACCTGATGCTCCTTGAAAGGGTTCTGTTCGCATATCGTATTTGAAACCAAGTAAGTCTAAACCTTTTGTGTAAGTTTGTTCCCAATCTTTTCTTGATGCGTTGTAATCATTGTACTTACCTGTAAGGTCAGATCCTAATTCACCTAATACGTCATCCGGTAAAAATTCTGCTAAGTTTGCGTAATGCTCATCACCACCTTCTGGTGATGCTGCGTTTGGATCGAAGTCTACTTCAACTGATCCATCTTCTTGTTCTGTTACTTCAACGGGTCCTGGAGCTTGTTCCTCGGCTTCAGTAGAAACTTCTACTGCTTCTCTAATCTCTTCTTCGCCTGGAATATTAACGCTGCTTCTTGGACCTTGCGTCAAGGACTTGTCTATTTTGTCTGCCATTTATTTTCTCCAATTTAACTGTTTTAACAGTATTATAATTAATATTCAACCCCTGAGGCGTGGGTCCTGATTCAGGCGGCAGGAGCCAGGTTTTAGGGTAGCTTGGTGTTTTTGATCTGGTCATTGTATTTCCCGAATGTTGTGTTTTTTCCTACTTCTTCAAAGTCATCAGACATTTTTGCTAAATCTTTTGCTCTTTGTTCTGCAGCATATTCTGGATCATTTCTTCTTTTATAACTATCAATTGCTACATCTGCATCTCCAGAATCAAAAGCTTTTATTTTATCCATAAGATTTAATTCTATTCCCATCTCATCAGCTTTTAAATTAGCAGATGCTAAAGCGTAAGGTCCCATAGCATAGCCTACAGGTTTTATAACTTTACCAATAAGTTTTGCACCTTTACCTATTTTAGAAAGAAGTTTGTCTGCTGTAGTTACACCGGGTATCGTTTTTAATTTTTCAATATCAGATATTTTTTTACTAAAAGCTGTTCTTTCTTTAGATGTCATATCTTTATAAATTTTATTTTCTCCTTCAAGGCCAGCAAAAGACATTTTATAATTACCAGCTTTAGGTTTAAAAATACCTGTTTCCGGATCAACTTGAAAATATCCAATTTGACCTTTGTAGTTTTTTCCAAGATCTTGAATTGCGTTCATTACATTTTTTTTAGCTTTCGCATTGTTTATAAGTATTTGTTTTTTATAACCTTCGGGTTTAACTTTTAATAAATATTCTTGATCCTCTGCAATTTCTTGACCAATTATATTATAACCTATTAACTTATTATTCATATCTGCATCAATTACAGTAGTTGTTTTAGTTCCTGGTTTTGCAGATTCAATAATAGGATAGACATGACTAAAAGCTCTGTTTATTTTTTGTCCACCTTTAATAGGAATTTCACTTCCTTGTGCAGTTATAATTTTATTTCTTCTATTAATATTACCTTGATTTACTTCTTCTATTCTTTTTTTACCTTTAGATTTAAATTTTAATTTATCTCTATATTTGTCTAATTCTTTTCTAGAAATTAATTCTTTTGAAGAATACTCACTTCTACCTTCTAAATCTTTTGCATTTTGTTCAAAAAATTTTCCATTAATTTCTAACAAAGGTGCTTCATCAATTATTTTTTGAAGTTCTTCTAAACTTCTTAATGGTCTAATTGCAGTAAACTGATTTTTAGGAGGAGTCTTACTATAAAAAATTCCAAACCTATTTCCTTTTTTATATATGTGACCTGTCTTTTCATTATACACAGGACTAGTATCTCCACCTTTTTGAAACTCTTCACGCTCCACATCTCCAATACCTTCTACAACTCCACGCAGTCTTTGTTTTTGTGATAAATCTTGGTAATACGATTTTAAATCCTTAACAACTTTAATTGCTTCATCAGCAGTGAAAGTTCCATCAGCAATTCCTTGTTTAGTAAATTTGTCTAAGGCAAGTCTTATGTCATTAACAGGTAAAGCATTACCTGCATAGGCTGCCATATAAATATCTGCTTTGTCTTTAAATTCATTTAGTGTGAAAGGTTTTTCTTTGGGTGTAGTTCCATCAGCTAGTTGAACCCTACCACCAGTAGAATTAGGTCTTCTAAATGTTACGTCAAAGTCTTCTAGTGTTTCACCTGGTTTAAGGTATGAGTCCGGTGCTTGCTCAAGATCTGGAGTATTAAAATTATCTCTTTCAGCTAATAAAATAGCTTTTGTTTTTAATTTATTTTTTTGTTCTAAGGTAGGTGATTCAATGTAAGAAGTTATCGCCTTCCCATAGTCAGCGATCTTCATATTAAACTCCTAGGATAGCAGGTAATCCTCCAGCAGCAACGTCAGCTCTAGCTTGGCCCATTTCTAATCTTAGAAACTCATCGATGTCGATGACAGGCATTCCAGGTCTTTGTTCGTTCATATCGTATTTATACTGCTCGTACATTTCAACTTCTTCAGGTCTATATTTACCTGGCTCATAACTAGCTCTAAGAGATGCATTGTCCATATTAGTAGGACCACTTCCTGTGCCTGATGTCATTTCTCTCATGTAAAAATCTTTTATTTCTTCAATAGACTTAGGTCTTCTTCTTTTTCTTCTAATAAATTCTTTGACAACTTCTTCGATTCTGATGTTCATGTCCTTGTTGCCTGAGGCTAGTTGTATTGATTCGATGCCTTCTTTTTCCATAGGTCTGCTTCCCTTTAAAATTTTTTCGAAATCGCCGATTGGACTCATTTCGATTTCCTTGATTTTTATATTATTCCTTTTTATGTAGTCTGTCAATGATTCTCCACCTTCAACTCCTACACCAGAATTGTAAGCATCAATAACATCTTCGTATGTTTCGTATTCCATTAGTAATATGTCCTTTGTTTAGGTGGTGCTATTTCTTCCTGATAATCTTCAGGGTGTTGAATTAAACCACCTTGTCTAAACCTCATCACAGCTTGTGTCATCGAGTCTACTAAGTCATCATGATCACCATAAGGAAAAGCTGCGCATTCCTCAATGACTTCTTGTGCAAACTCCATTTCTTTGGGCGCCCATATCAGTCCCGCTTCAAAGAGCGGAGATACTGCGTTTACTCTAGTGTGCTTATCATTGCCTCTACTAGGTGTAAAATTTATAACAGGAATTCCCATCTTACGCAACTCATAAGTTAGTGGCAATCCAGATGCTTTAGACTCAATGATAACTGTTTCTGGATTCCAGTAGCCGTATTGTTCAAGCGCGATCCTACGCAACTCTGGAAACTCATATCTTTCTTTTACAGCGTCTAATAAAATTAAATTAGGTGGACTATCTTCATCAGGTCTAAAAACACCCCATGTCGTTATCGCACTAAAGTCGGCAGTTTGTTTTTTCATAAAAGCTGTGTCGTAAGATTGTATTACATGTTCAAGTGGAGGCATTTCGTCTTTGTCCCAATCACGCCACCATTCTCTTTTAATCAAAGCTCCTTCTTCTGAAGTTGGATTCTGCATGTATTGTGCATTCCATTTTGATAAAGGTATCGATGCTTTTACAGATTCTAAATCTTTTATATCCCAATACTCAGGCCAAACAGGTTTACCTGAAGGCAGGATTGCAGGGAACTCTACCACCTCCCATTGATCTGCTTTGATTTCTTTTTGTGCTGATAATAATCTACCTGTTAAATCTTTTTCATTCCAACGAGTCATAATTACAATAATAGATCCGCCAGGTTGAAGACGTTGTCTCGGGCCTGATGTATACCATTCGTATGTTCTATCTAAAGCTTGATTATTCATAGCATCTTGTTCAGAGTGTGGGTCATCAATAATTAAAAGGTCCGCACCCCTTCCTGTAATTGCAGAACCTACACCAGCTGCATAGTATTCACCTCCTTGAGCTGTTTCCCATTTACCGGCAGCTTGTGAGTCTTCTCTTAATTTTGTTTTAAATATTTT